ATCGTCGCTGTCTTTAAGGGCATGTCCGTTATCGAGAAGGTTATTGTTCAGAATGATGCTGTATCGTTAGCAAATTTCAAAGGTGTTACTACTCTTAATCAAGTAGTTATAGGAGATCCAGCGACGCTAACGCGTTTTGTAGGTATTACTATTGCGAGTGAAAGACCTATCATTGTCGAAGCAGTTACTTTCTCACGTTCTGTAGGTTTGACGTCAGCAGGTGCACGACCAGCAACTGAAGAATCTGTAGCACTAGCAAAGTTCACCGGTATCACTGCTCTTAGTCAAGTGGTTGTCGGAGATACGCTGGCGCTAGCAAAGTTCATCGGTGTCACCGCTCTTAGTCAAGTGGTTATTGGGGATACGGCGACTTTAGCACGTTTTGTAGGCATTACGACGATAAGTGCGAGACCCACTATTGTTGAAACAGTTACTCTCTCACGTTCTAGCACGCAAAGTAGTGGGACGCAGACGAATGAAAAAGATGCAGTAAGTTTAGCAAAGTTTATTGGTATAACTGTACTAGAAGAAACGCAAGGTTTTATTAACGAAACTGTTATATTAGCACGTTCTATTGGGATAGGAGTATTACAAGAAGGAATAAGTCAAGTAAGTGAAAATGTAACTATTAATCGATTAATTGGTATAAGTGTAAATACGCAGTTAGGAATTAGTGAAAATATAGTTTTAAATCGATTAATTGGTATAAGTACAACTGCACAGTGTCAAGTTAATAATATTACAAGTTTAGATCGATTAATTGGTATAAGTGTAAATGCGCAGTTACGAATTAGTGAAAGTACAGTTGTAAATCGATTAATTGGTATAAGTACAGTTACACAGTGTCAAGTTAATGACAATACAAGTTTAAACCGATTAATTGGTATAAGTACAGTTACACAGTGTCAAGTTAATGATAATACAAGTTTAAACCGATTAATTGGTATAACTGCAAATGTACTACAATTCGAAACCAATGTTAATGTAGTTCTAAATCGATTAATTGGTATAAGTACAACTACACAATGCCAAGTCAATGACTATTTGTCATTAACTAAAATTATTCGAATAACTGTAGTTGAAGAAACAAGGGGGCAATATAGTGAGAATGTAATAATAGCACGTTCTATTGGCTTGACAGTGTTCCAAGAAGGAATAAGTCATGTAAGTGAAAGTGTAAATATTAGTCGATTAAATCTATTAAGTATTAGTGAGCAAAATACGTTATATAATAGTTTGATATTTGATCGATTAAACGGAATGTCTGTTGTCTCGCAATGTCAAATTTTTAACAATTTGATATTTTCTAAATCTAGCGGATTAAGTATTAATGCACAAAGTATTGCTAACGAGAATATCACCGTTAATAAACTTAATGGATTAAGTACTAATTCACAGATAATAGCACAAGAATTAATAAATTTATCTCGATTATATGGTTTAGCGATTCTTGATAGTCGGTATCTATTAGAAAGTATTAATTTGCAATACGGCAAGGGATTATCACTAGTTGATAGTCCAACCGTTTTTGAAAAGATTGAACTTGGAAGAATAGATATTGTAACTATTATAACTGTCTTATATTGTTATAATAATATTACTTTAGATCAATATAAATCAATTATAGCTGAACCACCATCGTTATATGTATATAATGATGGAAATCATTCTACAGCAGTATTATTCCGTGATAAACGTGTTGAAGTATTGTTTAGAGATAAACGGGCTTCAGTTCCTTGGCGTGATAAACGATCAAATAAGTAAGGAGATTAGATGCAAACAATATTACCAAGTAAAGATCCTAATAATGAAGAACCATATTTTGTTATTTGGTGCGATAAAGAAACTGGTCTTAATGACGGAAGTAAAAATGATCGTGGTGAACTTCAAGGATCAACTATATCAACAGTTTTATGGATTATGCCTGCAGATGATCCAGTAGAACTAATTAAAAAAAGTTCTAATCAGGCTGCTGTTACGATTGCAGGAATTGATTATGATGTAAACACAGTTGCTACTATTTGGTTGGAAGGTGGTGTGGCCAATAAAGATTATCCAATAACTTGTAGAGTTACTACTTATGATGGTCGAACACTAGATAAAACAATTATCATTCCGGTAAGAGAAAATTAAATTTTAAGGAGACTATTTTAAAATGAACGATTTAAGTACTAAGCATATTACAATTATCAACAATCTAACCGATCCTAGAGATAAGACATTAGCTCTAGGAACAAAGTTTCAGCAACTTATCAGTAATTTAGGTGTTGGCGGGACGCCAGTAAATGCTGTTAAAGCGGTAATGACATTGGGGGTAAGTGGTGTAACTATTGATGGTGAAACTGTAACCATTGGAACTCGGAAATATGAGTTCTGTGCAGATACTGCGCTATCGAAAACACTCCCAACCAATATTGCTATTGATATTTCTGATCATGCCACGCATGCGGCTCGAGTATTGACGATCGATACCCAACCCACCAGTAATGATACGTTTACTATCGGAACAAAAGTTTATACGATTGTTCCTGATGGTACAGCTAATGCTAATGGCGAAGTTAGTAGGGGTGCTACCATAGCGGCTGCTAAACTTGCTATTGTAGCAGCTATTAACGGTACCGATGGCCACAATACTCCTCATCCATCGGTTACTGCTGCGGCATTTGTTGTTAACGATTGCACTATTACTGCGTTGATTGGCGGAGTAGCTGCCAATGCAGTAGCAACAACTGAAACGTTTACTGCTGGTACAAATGTTTTTGCTGGCGCAACGTTAACTGGTGGTGCTGATTGCAGTGCTGCTAATGTTCAATCCCATCTCGTGGCAGCTGTCAATGCTGATACTCCTGTTGGGGTTGTTGCTTCCAATGGTTCGAATCAGGATGTACTCTTAACTGCAAAAGTGGCTGGTATTCTTGCCAACGATATTGTACTTGGTGAGACAATGGCAAATGCTGCGTTTACTGGTTCGGCAGTTAAGATGGCTGGTGGCGTAGACGGAACTGTTGGTGTTGCTGGACGTCCAGTAGTTGATGCTACTTATGTGTATTTCTGCGTTGCAGACAATACCGTATCAGGGCAAAATTGGCGCCGTGTTTCTCTTGGTTCGGTTTATTAAAGGAGGACTTTGGCAAACTATGTATGACAATTAAAAATTTAATTAAGGAGGTGGTGTATAGTGCCAAATTCTTTTGGTGATCGTTTACGACATGCATGGAATGCCATCCGATACGGTGAATCCAATCAAATATATACAAACATTGGACCCGCATATAGTATAAGACAGGATTTGTATCGTCTAAGACTTGGAACAGAAAATTCAATTATTTCTTCTATTTATACCAGAATTGGTATAGATGTGGCTTCAATTCCTATACAACATGTTCGTCTGGATGAAGATGAAAGATATATTGAAACTATTGAATCTGGTCTTAATAATTGCCTTACGTTAGAAGCAAATATAGATCAAACCGGTCGTGGATTCATACAAGATGTTGTAATGTCTATGTGCGATGAAGGTGTTGTAGCAATAGTTCCAGTTGATACTACTTTGAATCCTGCGATTACTGGTTCATATGATATTACAACAATGCGGACGGCAAAGATTATTGGTTGGCATCCAAAACATGTACGTCTTAATGTTTACAATGATGAAACTGGATATAAACAAGATATTACACTTCCTAAATCTATGGTTGCTATTGTTGAAAATCCGCTTTATTCGGTAATGAATGAACCAAATTCCACTTTGCAACGTCTTGTAACAAAATTAAATCTTTTAGATGTGATAGACAATCAAAGTGGATCCGGTAAATTAGATTTAATTATTCAATTACCGTATGTGATTAAAACAGCTGCACGTCAGCAACAAGCTAATAATAGAAGGAAAGAGATTGAGAGTCAGTTAAAAGATTCAAAGTATGGTATTGCTTATACTGATGGAACCGAAAAGATTACCCAATTGAACAGACCCGCAGAGAATAACTTAATGGGACAAATTGAGTTCTTAACGAGTATGCTTTATAGCCAGTTAGGTTTAACGAAAGCTGTCTTTGATGGTACTGCGGATGAGAAAGAAATGATAAATTATTATAATCGTTCAATTGAACCTATTCTTGCTGCGGTTATAGATGGAATGAAACGTGTTTTTATAACTAAGACTGGTCGGACACAAGGTCAATCTATTATGGCACTTAGGGATCCGTTTAAACTTGTTCCAGTTAGTCAGATGGCTGACATAGCAGATAAGTTTACTAGGAATGAGATTCTAAGTTCTAATGAAATTCGTCAAATTGTTGGGCGTAAGCCAAGTGATGATACGAGTGCTGACGAATTACGTAATAAGAATCTTAATCAACCTGAACCAAAGCCAGAAGTAGTGGCTGAGCCAAAGCCGATCAGCGATCTAGTTAATACAATCAAAATGGAAGGAGTTTCTAAATAATGAGTAAATCTAAATACGATTTTGGTGGCTATGCTACTAAAAACGGTCTTAAGTGCACTGATGGAAGGGTAATTCTTAAGGATGCATTTAAGGACAATGATGGCCAAACAGTACCATTGGTTTGGCAACATCAGCACAATGAACTATCTAATGTTCTTGGTCAAGCATTACTTGAAAATCGTGAAGATGGAGTATATGCTTATTGTATTTTTAATGACACTGAGAATGGAAAGAATGGAAAGATCCTTGTAGAGCACGGTGATGTATCTTTTCTATCAATCTTTGCTAATCAATTAATTGAAAAGGCCAAGAATGTCGTCCATGGTATGATCCGTGAAGTTAGTCTAGTTATGTCTGGTGCAAATCCTGGGGCGGTTATTGATAATTTAGCTTTTGAACACGCGGATGGTACTTATGACATCGATTCCGTTGAAGCAATTATTTATACTGGTTTAGAACTGGAAAAGAAAGAGGAAGAGACACTACCAGAGAAGCCACCAGAAAAACCAGTTAGTTCTATTGAACATGCTGATAGTGAAAACGAAACTATTGAGGATGTTTTTAATACACTTAACGAAAAGCAGAAGACTGCGGTTTATGCCATTATAGGTTCTGTACTTGATAGTGAAACCCCTGCAGATGAAACAGATACCTCTGCAGAACATTCTGATAAATCTAATAATTCTAATGATGAAGGAGATAATAAGATAATGAAAAACAATGTTTTTGACGGCTCGGTATCTCAGAAAGAACGTATTTATCTTTCTCACGATCAATTTGCGGAAGTTGCTAGAGATGCATTCAAATATGGATCACTTAAGCAGTCTCTTATCGCTCATGCTGGAAGTTATGGTATTGATAATATTGATTATCTATTTCCTGATGCTCACCTTTTAGCGGATTCACCATCCTTTCTTCAGCGTGAAACTACTTGGGTTGCTCCTGTTCTTAACGGAACTCGGCACACTCCATTTTCTCGTATTAAGAGTGTTTATGCCGACATCACTGTTGACACTGCTAGGGCTATGGGCTATGTCACTGGTGCTCAGAAGCACGACGAAGTGTTTGGTTTGTTAAAGCGAACCACCACTCCAACCACGATTTACAAGAAGCAAAAACTTGATCGGAATGATATTGTTGACATTACTGATCTGGATGTGGTTGCCTGGTTGAAGGCTGAAATGCGTGTAATGCTTGATGAGGAAATTGCTCGCGCAGTATTGGTGGGTGATGGTCGTGCAGCGATGTCAGAAGATAAGATCGATGAAACTTGCATTCGCCCAATCTGGAAAGATGATGCGCTTTATTCTCATAAGTTGCAACTTCCAGCGACCGATGATCTCCCAGCAGAGGTTATGGATAAGGTTATTCTAGGACGTGTTAACTATAAAGGATCTGGTAGTCCAACCTTGTTTACAAGTCCCAGTTTCTTGACCGAAATGCTTCTGATCAAAGACAGTCTTGGCTATCGTGTTTACAAGACAGAAGCCGATCTTGCTGCTGCTCTTCGTGTTTCCAAGATTGTTGAAGTTCCTATCATGGAAGGTCTGCATCGTACTGATACTCTTGAGTATGATCTTCTTGGCATTATCGTTAATCTCTTCGATTACACGATTGGCGCTGATAAGGGTGGTGCTATAAGTATGTTCGATGATTTCGATATCGATTATAATCAGTACAAGTACTTGATCGAAACTCGTTGCTCTGGTGCTTTGACTATACCTAAGTCGGCTCTTGTCATCGAGCGCGCACAATAATTTAAAGGAGCTCTAACATGGCAAAGTTTCACGGATTGATTGGTTATGTTAAAAATGAAGAAAGCGAAACTGCGCCAGGAGTGTATAGCGAAGTAGTTACGGAGCGTCCATGCAGTGGAGATATTCTTCGTAATACGAAACGTTGGGAAAATGGTGATAAAGTCAACGATAATCTAACTATTGATAATAGGTTTAGTATTATTGCTGATGAATTTGCTATTAGTAATGCTCGAGTTATGCGGTATTTGAAAATAATGGGGTCTTCTTGGAAGATAACATCGTTTGAAATCCAGAGACCCCGTATCATTTTAATGGTTGGAGGGGTGTACAATGGGAACTAGAATCGAACTGCAAGACCTTCTCGAAACAGTATTGGGTTCTAGAAATGTATATTTCCAGCCCCCTCCAACTTTACAAATGCTATATCCGTGTATTGTCTATAATTTAGATGACATGAAGACTATATTTGCTGATAATAATCCATATAAGATTGAAAAACGTTATTCATTAACAGTTATAGACAAAAATCCTGATAGTTCAATTCCTGACAAAATCGCTTTACTACAAAAATGCATATTCGATAGGCATTTTGTTACTGAGAACCTTAATCACAATGTTTTTATAATTTATTTCTGAAAAGGATAAAATGAAATGACTCGACTCGTTTGGGATGATACTGGTAAACGTTATTTTGAAACCGGTGTAGATAAATGCGTTCTGTATGTTATGGATGTTAATGGCGCATATCCTTTAGGTGTTCCATGGAATGGTCTAACGGCAGTTACAGAAAGTCCTGCTGGTGCAGAACCAACAGCACTGTACGCTGATAACATTAAGTATTTGACTTTGATGTCGGCTGAAACATTTGCCGCGACACTTGAGGCTTATACATATCCGGATGCATTCGCAGAGTGTGATGGATCGGCTGCTCTTCATCCGGGTGCAATGGTTGGTCAACAAACCCGAAAGCAATTTGGTTTAGTCTATCGTACCAAATTAGGTAATGATGTTGGTGGCCAAAATCTTGGTTATAAACTCCATTTAGTTTATGGTTGTTTAGCCTCTCCATCAGAAAAAGCATACGCTTCTATTAACGAATCACCAGAAGCTATTACTTTTAGTTGGGAAATTGCCACTACTCCAGTATTGGTTACTGGTTTTTCACCAACATCTCTACTTGTTGTTGATTCAACTAAATCGACTGTGAATGGACTTGCTGCTCTTGAAGATAAACTGTTTGGCGATGCAAGTTCCGGCGTTGCTGCTCTTGTACTTCCTGATGCAGTTCATATTCTGCTAGCAACTACTTAAGTTTTAATTAAAGGAGCCTTGGATATTCCAGGGCTCCTTTATTCAAATTATTAAAAATTGAAAGGAGTTTTTTATGCTTAAAAAGACGATCAGTTATACAGATTTTGATAACAATGAACGAACTGAAACCTTCTACTTCAACCTTACTCAGGCTGAAATTGCTGAGATGGAGCTCTCAACAAAAGGTGGTCTCGCCGCTAAGATTAATGGTATTATTGAAGCTCAGGATAATGAAACTATTATCAAATTGTTCAAGGAAATCATCGGTAAAGCATACGGTGAGAAATCTCCGGATGGTAAATACTTTGTAAAAAATGATCAACTTCGTGATGCCTTTATGCAGACACAGGCATATAGCAATTTGTTTATGGAATTAGCTACAAGTCCTGAGGCTGCAGCTGCTTTTATTAATGGTATTGTGCCAGCTGCGAGTAATCCACCGCCTAAATCATAGAAAATTATGAGGAGACTAGAGATGTTGCAGATAACTATTCCTGCTGCAGAGTTATGGAATGAAAAGACTAATGAATTTGTTAAAGTGAAAGAACAAGTTTTGCAGTTAGAACATTCTCTAGTCTCCTTATCAAAATGGGAGTCAAAGTGGTGTAAACCGTTTATGTCAAAAATGGAAAAGACTTCCGAAGAAACAATTGACTATATTCGTTGTATGACAATGAGTCAAAATATAGACTTTGATGTATATAATGGTGTTACTAACGACATTATTGAGCAAGTGAGTAATTATATCGAAGCCCCAATGACTGCTACAACGTTTAGTACTAGTAACAAAAATGTTATTAATAAAGATATAATCACAGCAGAAATTATTTATTATTGGATGGTTGCTCTTAATATACCCTTTGAGTGTCAAAAGTGGCATCTCAATAGATTACTTACACTTATTAATGTTTGCAATATCAAGAATCAGCCTTCTAAGAAAAGTGGTTCGAAAAAAGACACATATTCTCGTAATGCGGCTCTTAATGCTGCTCGACGAGAGAGTTTAAATAGTACAGGTTAATATGATCACTATTAAACAAACAGGAGACTTTCGTAATACGGAAAGATTCTTTAGCAGGGCTCAAAAATTAGAAATACGTAACATTCTTGAAGGATATGGATCGAAGGGAGTTAGTGCACTATTTATAGCGACGCCAAAAGATACAGGACAAACTGCTGCTTCATGGAGTTATAAAATTGAAGTGACTGGTAATAGTTATTCTATAGGTTGGTATAATTCCTATGAAGAAAACGGTATAAAGCCAGCATTTCTTATTCAGTATGGGCATGGAACAAGAGGCGGCACATATGTTCAAGGTATTGATTATATTAATCCTGCTATTGGCCCTATATTAAATGATATTTCGGAAGCTATATGGAAGGAGGTGTCTAAGTTATGAGCAATACTGTAGATAATCGTGCTGTTCAATTAGGATTTGATAATAAACAATTTGAAAGTGGTGTTAAAACAAGTATTTCTTCTCTTGATGCTTTAAAAAAGGGATTAGATCTTAATGAACAGGCTAAAAGTTTGCAAAAACTTGGCGAGGTTGGGAAATCATTTAATCTAAGTCATATAGCAGACGGCGTTCAAAATTTATCTAATAGATTCTCTACTTTTGGCATTATTGGCATGACCATTCTCCAAAATCTTACCAATGCTGCTATCGAGTTAGGAAAGAAATTATGGACTGCCCTAACTTCTCCAGCAAAAAAGGGTTTTGCTGAATACGAAATCCAAATGAATGCTATTCAAACAATCTTGGCAAATACTGCATCAAAAGGTACTACCCTTCAGCAAGTTAACGATATACTTAATGAAATGAATCTGTATGCCGATAAAACTATTTATAACTTTGCTGAAATGGCTAAAAATGTAGGTACCTTTACGGCTGCGGGTATTGATTTAAGAACCGCTGCAGATGCTATTAAAGGTATTGCTAACTTAGCCGCTGTTTCTGGTTCAAATTCACAGCAGGCTGCCACAGCTATGTATCAGTTATCTCAGGCTTTAGCATCCGGTACAGTGAAACTTATGGACTGGAACTCTGTTGTTAATGCTGGTATGGGTGGAGAAGTATTCAAAAGTGCTCTTATGGCAACTGCTCGTGTTCATGGCATTGCCATTGACGATATGATTAAAAAAGAGGGCAGTTTTAGAGAAACACTCCAAAATGGTTGGTTAACCAGCGAAGTTTTACTTGAAACATTGCAAAAATTTACTGGGGATCTTTCCACAGAACAATTAAGAACGATGGGTTATACTGAAGAACAGATAACCGAAATTGTTAAACTTGGTGTAATAGCAAATGATGCTGCCACTAAGGTTAAAACATTATCTCAGTTAACTCAAACAATGCAAGAAGCAATGCAATCGGGATGGGCACAGACCTGGCAGATTATTTTTGGTGACTTTGAAGAAGCTAAATCCTTTTTTACGTATTTAAGTGACACCTTTGGTGCTCTCATTCAAGGTTCTTCTGATGCCCGTAATAATATGTTAAAAGGTTGGAAAGATCTTGGTGGACGAACCCAGGCTCTTGAAGCTCTTAAAAATGTAATAGAAACAATTATGAGCATTGGAAAAGTATTTGGTGATACTTGGAATCAAATGTTTCCTAGTACAGGGGCGGCTGGCTCGGGACTTTTCAATGTAACTAAAATGCTAAGAGATTTTACCGATGTTATTAGAATTGCCGTAACTGGTAGTGATAAACTATCAACAATTTTTGGTGGATTATTTGCTATTTTT